CCATTTCCAGTTGCAATATCACCAAGTATTCCGTTGATCTTGATAAAGGCCTTGTTCAGGCTTTCTGTCGAACTTCCTGATATCTTGGCAACGTAGTTCCATTCTTGTAAACTCTCGGCACTCAAGCCAATTTTAGCGGCTGTGTCAGCAATATCGTCGGCAGCAACTGCGGTCTTTACTGCAAGTGCACTAAGGGCAGAAATAGCACCCAGTACAGGCAAAGTGACTGATTTAGTTAATGTCGAACCCAGCTTACCTATCTTTTCAAAGTTTGCATTAGAGAGTTCTGTAATTTTCGCTCTTGTGTTTTGCAGTTCTTTATTGAGTTTGGATACTTCAGCTTCAGTATAAGCAACATTTCGAGCGAGCTTATTAAATTCAGTTTCACTCATCTGGCCTAGCTTGACTGCTTGTTTTGCTTTTTCGAGTTCTTGATTCTGCGTTTCAAGTTTCTTTTTGGTTGTTTGAAGGATGTCATTCAGTTTAGATTGTTTTTGTTTCCAAAGTTCAACATTTGAGCTGTCATACTTAAGGTTTGCATTGATGGCTTTGAGATCCTTCTGCTGTTCTTTTAGATCTGATTGAATCTCTTTCAGTTCGTTTTCTAAATCTCTACCATCAAGACTTAATTTTATATTTAACCCTTTGACTGTTTCTGCCATTTCTGTTCACCTCCAAAACAAAAAAAGAGCAAAGTTTGCTCTTAAATTTGTATGTATTAATATTTCATTCTATCAAATCTGATTTATTACTCACCTTTGAGCCAAAACCATATATTTCCATCACTATTGACTTTAAATGGCACAGTAACTTCTTGTGTAAGTCCTTCGTCATAGTACCAGCCAACAATTTTAGTGTATCCCCATTGAGTGAGCCATGGTGTTAAATCGTATCTTAACTCAATAGTTCCCCAATCAGTTTCAAATGATTGATTCTCTAATGTTGGAAGTGAATATACCTCGGTGTTATAGAAAAAAGAATTTTGTTCAAACATCATACCAGAACCTTTATTTGTTGGTCCATTGACAATGCAAAATCTTCTAGTTAAAAGCACTCCGTAGTATTTAACATAAACTATTGTATCTTCGTTGAATTTGTATGAACTCAGTGTAATTTTACCGTTAGCAGGAGTAAAGTCAGGACTTAATCCATATTCTGCAATAGTAATAGTATGGTGAGGATATTTCGGTTCATATTCATATCCTAAAGAAATTCCCTTTTCAACTCCCCAAGTACGCTCCGTTGCACCATCGTAGTTTAGTGGAACAAACTTAACTGTGACTAACTCTTTGGTTTTATCTCCAATGATTAAACTGTATATGTCATCAGGATTATCAGAAATCTGGTTTGAACTGGATGAACATCCTTGAATAGATATTGTAACGAGCAGAAGAATAAATAATGTTAGGAATTTTTTCAAAGTATCACCTCGGAATTATTCTAACATAAAAAACAATTAGTTCAAATTAAATATTAAATTAAGAATGAATCGATGTCCGATTGTGTAGCTTTTCTACCAAGCTCTTTTCCTGATATAACTTTCATCTCAAGCTGCACTAACTCAAAATAGGTTGTCAAATCAAAATACTTTGAATCTTCGATGGATAGTCCTAGATGAGCCAAGTTAAATATGATATTTGAAGTCGCACCAAACTCTGGCTCATCATTTAGACTGTGGGGATGGTTTGGTGCTTTTTTGGAGAGTGCCTAACATCTCCCCGATGGTCTGAGATAGAATTCCTAATTCTTCTGTATCACTAAGGATACCAAAATCTAGTGCCATTAAGAAATCGTTATAAGATGTCTTGCTAAAAGGACGATGAAGTACATAGATAATTCTAAAAATCGTATCAATCACAAGTGAGAAATCTTCTTCTTTGATATTCTTGCCCTTTTCAAGTTTCTTGATATCGCTAAACAATTCAGAACCGAACACATTACGATAATCGATAATTGTAAAGAGTGATGAATGGAGTTTATACTCTTTATCACCGAGTTTAATTACTTTTTCCATGGTTCAATCCTCCTTAGATGAATGTCGGAAGCACTGGTGCTGTCGACAGGAAATTAATATAGTTTGTATCTCCAACACTCGCTATGACACGAAGGATCAGATTGCTTCCTGATTCGATCGGACGAGCAGTGATGTTAAGTGAGATAGAATTCGCTTCAATGGAGTCTGCTTTCGATTTGCTAGAATCTCCCGAAGGTGTCGCTGTACAAAGGTAATACCAAATACGACGTGCTTTCGCGTCGCCTTGAATCTCATATCCCAACGCAAATGTCTTTGTCTCACTATTGACGACTTCAACAAAGTTACCATTGGTGTCTGTTTTAAATCCAAAGATATCCTTCTTAAATTCATCATCAATTTCTGTGAATTTGAGTGTAACAGTTGAACCTGAATTCGATACAAGGGTTGCTATGACTTTGTCATCTGCATAGACTTGTGAGCTTCCACCGATGATTTCAGTCGTGATTTCTTGAGCACCTGCTAATCTTTTGGGTGTACCAAAGGACCAGGAACCATCTGTTCCAATAGTAGCTAGCGCATAATGGACATTCGTTAGTCCGAAAGTGACCTTATTACTCATGTTTTATTTCCTCCTGTTTGATTTCGTAAACACGATTAATCGAGTTATCGTCATTGACGTACTCGGTAATCATTTGATAATTAAGCCCAGATTGATATAGTGCTGATTCTAATTGATCTTCAATTGTGGGGTCCTTTGATTCTGTGACAAGTGTGATTTGGTAAGTGATAATTCGAACCAAAGACATGTTATCTGCATATTTCTGAACTCTATCACTGATTTCTTGATAGACAATAAATGGATAGATATGGAGCTCATTTGCATCGATAATGTTCGTTCCATAGGTGACTCGATTTGGTAAAACACTGTTGAGCACCTGGTATATTAGTTCTAGAACACTCATGAGGATCCACCTCTTTCAATTATCGATTTGATTTGCTCCACCATATCCGGTGCGAATGCATCGAAAGCTGGACGCATGAATGGACGTGGTCCTACAAACTTACCACCTCGATGTGTAAATCCAAACTCAAGTAGGTGCGTTAACCTTCCTTTATTACTCGAATAAATAGCGATTCGCTTGTTGATACCTTGCCCTTCTGGGATTGCGACAAATGAGTCAGCAAATCCGTAAGATTGGCCACTTCTCGGTGCTTTTGATTGAATATAGGTGAGTACCTTCTCAGCTGTTTCATCCAGCACTTTTTCCATAGCCTTAATAACATCTTCTGCATAAGATTCGACAAGTTCACCGATTCGTATGCCTAGCTCATCCAAGGAGACCAATGATGTCACCTCGTTTGATTCTCGTTTCAACAAAATATAATTCAATGAACTGCCCACTGATATAGGTGCGTTCGATCTTATAAATCTTTGAATCAATTAGTGCATGTCTGCTGCCATCATATAAAAAACTTTGGATGCGTAGTGCGACATCGATTCGGATATCTGTTTTCTTGCTTTCATAGAATTCTTTTGAAGTCACAGAGAAATTCATCCCTATAACTTCTTTTGAACTGATGAGTGTCTGTTTTCGATTGCCGATTGTATCTGGGGTACCATCAAGTTTAAGTAATGTCAATCTGGTGTTGGGTGAGCTAGGAAACATTAAGGTGTACTTCCTTTCGTAAATGATAGCTGTCTGACGAGCATTTCAAAACTCTTAGGCAGTTCCTTCACGGATCCATCGTTCTTAAAACCAAAAAAAGTCTTGCAGTAGATAAGGATGAGAGAGTCCATAATTGGAACTCCCTCACCACTCACGACTTCATCAGCCACACCGACAGAACGTATGAGTTCTTTACACGCTTCAATATGCGATTGTAATTCTTCATCAGCATATGTTTCCGATAGAGGAATCAACAATGCTTTCTTCACCGTATCCAGTATGGCCATGTTCAATCATCCTTTCTCTACTAGGCAGCTGCTTTCTTCTTGATACGAAGGAAGCCTTTATAACCTACAACGTTCCCACCTGTAAAGACCGAAGCCTTATAGCAGATGATGCCATCTTTAAATTTATAGTCTGTCGACTTACCGATTTCTACTGGTGAGAAGATAGGCACTTCGTAGTTCTTGAGTGAACCATACGCCATTGCATAGTCTCCTGCAGTGGTTGCATTATCTGCGATCGCTTTGCAATGAGAGTTGATCACATACGGAATACCGTCGATAGTTTGGTTGATATAATCAACTGTATGAACCTTACGACCTTCTGAAGTACGAAGTCCAGCAAATGCACGCAAGTCATTCTTATTCAAAATAAGGACAGCTCCACCCTCAACTTCTTCATCCCCACCATAAGCGAAGATAATGTCATCCAATGTAGTGTCTGTGATTGCAGAGAGTTCAAGTGGTGTAGTGTCAGCCAAAGCGACTGCTTGATCACTGAAGATTCCAGTGAAGGTGTTTGATGTTCCTGCACCACGAAGGATTTGTTCCGAGATTTTCTTTTTCAAGGACACGTTGATGTTTCTTAATACTTCTGCTTGATAAGGAATACTTGGAAGCTTTTCGAGTTCTTCTGTGATTTCGGTATAAGCTGTAATCTTGACTTTGGTAATTGTGACATAACCAAATGTAGGTTCAGTTTCACTGTAAGGTTGACCTTCTACAGTGGTTCCAGCAATACCATTTGTTTTCACAAAGGATTTCTTGTAGGTTTCCCCACCGTTTAAATTGATGATATTG